CACAGCATAGTCATACTGTTCTTTCAGACTCTTGAAGCGAATACCGCTTTCATGTTTCTGTCCAGGTAACGTAACGGTTAGTACTCCTACTGTCATATCGTTGCCAAAGTAATGCTTTGCCACCTTCAACCGTTCCTTAATTTCATGCGCTCGTTTCCCGGCTCTCTTTCGTTCGCAACTCGGGCAGGCGAGCCAGCGAGCGCACTTATGCTTCCAGGCTTCGTCAGGTCTTCCTAACCATGCTCCTTTACAAATCGCAAGGCCAACTTTGTCGTTGGTCCTGTCAGCAATGCTCGAACTAAATGACATCATTTTCTTACCGCCATATGGCGTTCCAACAGAAAATAACATTTAGCAAGTTCGGTATACAAACAAGTAGGAAAGTAATTTCTAACTTTCCGAATACATGATGAGACCTGTTCCAGCACCAATTAGTGCTGCACCAATTACCTCATCAACAAATGGTAACGGATCCGGTACCCATAGAATGGCTATTCCGGCCCGTATCATGCCACCGCCGAAGATACCGGCCATGTCCTTGTACTCGTCGTCAGCAGAGGCTTTAGACGACGATACTGGCGAAGTCTGCGGTATCGAAGATACCTGGCCCCTGGCGGAAGTGCGACCTCGTTCCGGTCGCTCCGCTGCGGGTACCTTCGAATGAGGAGATGAAAGTGAGGTGATGTTGGACTCAACAATAACTCCACCAATTTCGAAATACGATGTCAAACAATCCACTCCTCTTCACATTCAACACAAGTGTGTTTGTAAACTCCGTAATCAAGAATCTCATAGGATTCATTGTCACATGATCCACAACGTGGACAACTTTCGGTCATCAATATCGCTTCCGATATGTACGCTTTTTCGTTGCCTTTGCAGCGACCAACTTTTTCGTAGACTTACGTTTGTTGGTGTAACGGTAACGCATGAGCTTACCATTCTTTTTGAAAGTCTTGCCGTAGTTGTATTTTGCCATTATGCACACACTCCTGCAGCTTTCTCTGTAAGGTAGGTTGTAGCACCGATAAGGTGCCCGATAGCAACCAGTACCAGATACTCAATTCGATTATTCTTAATGTGGTCCATAACAACCACAACTTTGCTCGCTGTAAGAGCCGCGTCGGCAGCAGTTTTTCCTGGTATCATAATATCACATCTCCGTCATAGGTTCGCACAAGTAACCACGGTGATTACCAGGTACAAGATCAATTTGTAAAGTAATTTGACCATCAATAGTAGAAGCAATATTGACGAGTCCACAAGGGAAATTTCCACCCTTCAGACGGGTTGTTCCACCAATGGTTGTAGCTGTTACCAGCTCGACATCGTGAATCTGTAATCCCGGGCCTTGATTGGCACCACCGGGGTACATAGTGTCAGTATGAACGCCATCATCCTCGTAAGGATAAGGAGCTTGATTGTTTTCTGTAACCATATCAGTGATCACAGCATCAGTTTGCTGAGTACCATCGGAGAATGTTGCAGCAATCCAATTTTGAGGAGTTGATCCATCTACACGTAGAGCATCCGTTGGAGTGTTTGGATCATTGATTGCAGGAAGAGCTCGAGAAGCAGCATATCCTTCAATTAGTGAAATAGCGTTCAATCCACTTGCACCTAAACCAGGGTAGTTTGCACCAACAGCAATAACTTCCCTGTTCTGAACACCAGAAGCAGTTGTAGTATCTGGTATCAAAAATTTCGAAGCTTCCCATTCACCAGGAACATATGTAGCAAGCCCAGCAGAAACTGGCAACAAATTTGCTCCATAACCCAATGAATGATGACCAGCATCAGCGTAAATCTTGAAATCCAAGAATCGTGGTCGAACTGATTCCGATTCGCTAAGAGCTTCACGGTTCATTCGCTGCCATGCACGAAATGATTTTTCCCAACTGTTAGACAATACCCAAGTATTTGGGAGTTTGGAAATCTGTATTTGTCCTGTACCAGTTGTCAAAACTTTAAATCCAGCAACAGCCCAGTTAATTCCCTGTCTGTAAAATCGTCGGTTGACCAAAGAGGCAACTTGCGATAGATCAATGAATGCATTAGGATTCGCTGCAACATCATAATTGAAAGTCAATGTCATTGCAGCAGGTTGTATCTTGCTACCTTTTCTCGAGTAACTTCTCTTCGCCATAGTCATCCGGTAGCGAATCAATCCTATATTGATTACGGCCAAAAGGCCTACTTAATCGGGGATTAGTAAACATGAACTCCTCAACTTCGGGCATCATGTGCTTAGGAGCTTTGAACGGTTTTGTAACATACGCAACCTTGGAGCTATACTTGATAATCTGATCTAGCTCGTGTGGTTCGCAATAATCAAGTGTGTATCGCGTACCATATCCAAGTTTAGCCAGGGCCGAACAACTACGTCCCTTGTTTTCCTTCTGCAGGAGCAATTCTCCTTCGACTTCTACGTGCGTACTCGTCTCCTTCAGGCGATCTAATTTTTCGGGTCCAAAAAATAGACTGTGCATATGCACATTCCACCAACTCTTGTTGTTGTTGTAAGTGAACTCAAGAAAATGAGTTCCCCCATCAGCACCCAGTCCATAATCCGTATGTCCTGCTTTCATGTGTTTTCCACACAGCAACCTGTTCATGCCACGCATAGAGTGCCATCCCGTAAGTCCGGGCAAGGTTGTCCTGGACACAGCATAGTCATACTGTTCTTTCAGACTCTTGAAGCGAATACCGCTTTCATGTTTCTGTCCAGGTAACGTAACGGTTAGTACTCCTACTGTCATATCGTTGCCAAAGTAATGCTTTGCCAC